ATGCGTTGTGCTGGGCGAGCAGGGTGAGGGCTGCGGCCAGGGTGGTGGGTAGGCTCATGCGGCACCGCCTGTGGCTTTGGCGATGACCACGCGCGCCACCGTGACAATCGGGCCATGCACCTGTCCATCGCATTCGACGTAGCTGAGCAGGGATTGCAGGACGGCCAGCAGCTCGGGGGCTGCGGCGATCAGGCGGGCGTCTTCGAGGCGGCGGATACCGTGCTCGCTCGTTTCGCCATACCAAGAGACCGCGGTTCCGTCTGATGCCTCGATCCCGTAGGTAACGCCAAATTGACCCGGGTCAAACACAGTCCACGGCCCCGGGCTCGGTTCACCAGCCCCCACTTTCGCACCGTCTTTCATCTCACCCTCCGGCCGCTGGATGCGGCGTTGTGACCCACATGCTACACCGTGTCACGCACTTTGCAATAGCCAACACGCAGATTGACGTAAATATGCCGACCTGCGCGAGCGTCGCGCTACAGACCGTTGCATCTGCGCGAAACATGCGCTAGCGTTGCCGACATGAACACACCAATCGAACACTTCCATCGTTACGTGCAGGCCAAGGGCGGCCCGAAAGCGGCTGCTGTTGCGCTCGGCATTATCAAGGCGGTCACGGTCCGCGCGATCCTGAGCGGGCGCCGGGCGATCAGTCCAGCTGTGGCGAGGGCGGTCCATGCCGACACTGGCGGGCTTATTACTCGGGAGCAGCTTTGCCCGGGGACCTACGGCGCGGTCATTCCACAGAAGGCCGCCTAACCATGCGCATGACAACAGCCATAGCCATGGCGTTGGCGGGCCTGCCCGTCTTGCTGGCCGAAAGCAACCCGCGTCGCGAGCTGATCGGCCGGAACCTCGCTTACATGCGCGGCGCTCGGTCGCGCGCCCCGGCTGAGCGTCCGCCACTCGGAAAGATGGCGCAGCACAACCGCTCGAATCGTCGGGCGAAAAACAAGGCCGCGCGGAAGTCGCGCAAGGCGAATCGCAAGTGATGGACGACCGCCCCGCGCTCATCGTCGTAGCCGACATGGAACACATCCTGCTCCGCATGTGCCACGTCATCGGCACCGCTTCCGCAGCCCCGGCAATCGTCGCGCTCGGCCAGCTTGAGCAAGCCTTCGATCGGCTGACGATCGAGGCGGAGATGGCGGCGCAGGCGGGGCGTGAGTTCGTCATCGCGGCGCGTCCTGTTGTGCAGCCGATTCACAGCACAGGCCCCGCACGCCAACCCGTCCCCGGCACGAAAGCCGCTCGCCGGGCGCTGCACAAGTGATTTCAATGGCCAGCCCCTCCCGCCCTGCGATTTCCCCCGGTCGACGGGTGGGATTGGGGTTGGTCGCCAGTTCAACCGACCCCGCTGCAGACGTGAAACATGAGACCGGAGCCGCCTGGACAGGCCAAGCCACGGCACGCGCTGCGGCGGGGTCGATCTCTTTCATGGTGGTTCGTGCGTTCTTCATGGGTCTGCATTTTGCTGCCTGTGGTCATACGAACCCATCCGAAACTCTCGCAGGAGTTCGCAAGGCATATGAAAACCTTTGAAAAGGCGCTGGAAAAGGCCACGGACGCGCTTGGCGGCAATGCCGCTGTAGGACTGATGCTCAGGCCGGAAAAGGGCATCAAGCCCGGCGATTTTGACGCGATGCCGTCAGCGCAATCCGCCCCGTTCCAATTCTGCAGCTCGTGCTATCGCTCACTCAGCGGCCAGCCCGGATCGATCCTGATCTGTCGGCCGTGCGCTGATGCTGGGAAGATTCCGCGGTGGGCGCGGCCATGAAAACTACAGCCTTTGTCTGCCCGGCCTGCAGCAAGACTGCGTATCGCGAATCCCGATTTTTGAGACGCGCGCTGAAGCGCAATAAGCGTGGCGTGGTTTTCTGTTCGCTCAAATGCTCGCAGTCTCACCGGGCGGCCGTCGTCCGCGAGCCGACCTTGCCCCAGGTTTGCAAAAAATGGTCGGTCGAAGAAGAACAGATCATCCGTCGCGATTACCCGGTCGGCGGCGCGCACGGCTGCAATCTGCCCGGCCGCAGCATTTGGGCCATTCAATGCCGCGCCTCACTGATGCGCGTTCGCCGGTGCGGTAATCGAAAATGGCAGCTTGAGCGGGCGCAGTTCAATCGACCACTGGTCAGGCCGTCCAGTATCGCAAAGCAGTTCAAGGAATGGGCCGCCACAGTAACCCGCCAATGCCACCCCGGATTGATGATCCGGCTCGACGTAGTTGACGATTTGCCGCGGACGTTTGTCCAGCGGCCGGGCGGCATTCCGCCTGAGGGAAGGTCGCCGAATACCCCGCACATTGTCGGGATTTGGCGCAGTCCTACTGCCAAGCAGGTCTTGAATGAACTGCTGGCATGGGATGAGAAACGAACCATTAACGCACTGAGGGCTGCCGCATGAGCGCCGAATCGATTTTGCAAGAAGGACTGAAAACGCTTTCCGATCGCGCCGCCGATAGAGACAAGCCAGACGGTGAGCGCTCAATGCGACGATGCGTCGCAATGTTCAACGCGGGCAGCGGGCACGAACTAAGCGAGCGCGACGGCGACTTTTTCATGGTCTGTCTGAAAATGGTACGCGCGTGGACTACGCCGACCGGGAAGCGTGACGATTACGTGGATGGGTCGAACTACTTCGCGCTTGCTGGCGAGTCTGTGGAGGCCGAATCGTGAACTACACCGACTTTGTAACTCGCAAACTGACCACGATGGCGCCGACCGGAATCATTGGCGCAATCAATCTGCCCGATGGTCTGTTTGATTTTCAGCAGCATTTGGCGTCGTGGTGCCTGCGTCGTGGTCGGGCTGCGTTGTTTGCAGATACCGGCATGGGCAAGTCTCGGATGGAGGCCGCATGGGCATCTATCGTGAATTCAGTCGTTGATTATGTGCTGATGCTGGCACCACTGGCGGTGGCTGCTCAGACAGTTCGCGAGGCCGCAAAGATTGGCGTGATCGTGCGCCATGTGCGGTCAGGATCTGAAATCACCGGCCCCGGCATCTACATCACAAATTACGACCGGCTGCATCTGTTCGATGCTGGCATGTTCGGTGGTGTCGTGCTGGACGAATCGAGCTGCATCAAGCATCACGGCAGCTCGACGTTCAACTCATTGTGCGATGCATTTGCCCATTGCTCGTATCGACTGGCCGCCACCGCAACGCCGGCGCCGAATGACTGGACCGAGCTGGGGACGCACGCGGAATTCCTGGGCGTGTGCACTCGGCAGGAAATGCTGTCCGAGTATTTCGTGCATGACGGCGGCGAAACGCAGACATGGCGACTGAAGGGCCATGCTCGGGCGCAATTCTGGCGATGGGTGGCGACGTGGGCCGCGCTGGTTCGCAAGCCGTCCGATCTGGGGTTTGACGATACCCGCTACATCCTGCCGCCACTGATTACGCATCAGCATGTGATTGCTGCGCCGGCGGATGCCGCAGAACGAATCGGGCAGTTGTTCGCGATGGAAGCCCAGACGCTCAGCGAAAGGCGCACCGCAAGGCGCGCAAGCATCGATCAACGGGTTTCTGAGTGTGCCGCGCTCGTGAACTCGGATTCCGAGCAGTGGCTGGTTTGGTGCGATCTGAACGACGAATCCGCGATGTTGACCAAGGCCATCGCCGGCGCTGTCGAGGTCAAGGGCGCCGATGATTCGGACCATAAGGAACGCTCGCTGCTGGCGTTCGCCGATGGGCAGATCCGCGCACTGGTGAGCAAACCGAGCATTGCCGGATGGGGCTGCAATTTCCAATCCTGTGCCCGCATCGCATTCGTCGGGGTTACGGATTCGTTCGAGGCGTTCTATCAAGCCGTTCGCCGCTGCTGGCGATTCGGGCAATTGCGCGAGGTTCATGTGCACATTTTCAGCTCTGAGCTGGAGGGTGCCGTGGTTGCGAATATCAAACGGAAGTCAGCCGATGCTGACGAAATGGCCGATGCATTGGCCGCAGAAACTCGCGCGCAGGTCATGGCTGAGGCCACGGGGCAGACGCGCACTACAAACACCTATGCCGCGAATGCTGCCGTATTGGCGCCGTCGTGGCTCAAGACGGAGGCCGCATGAACTGCATCGAACAAACCAGCACCGAGCAATGGGCCATGTATCGCGGAGATTGCGTCGAGGTCATCTCCGGGCTTCCCGCGAAGTCGGTTGATTACGCGATTTTCAGCCCGCCTTTCGCGAGTTTGTATACCTACAGCAACAGCCCGCGCGATATGGGCAACGTCAAGTCAGACGCCGAGTTCTTCGAGCACTTCGGCTTCCTGATCGACCAGCTGGCGCGCGTGATGAAAGCCGGCCGTAATGTCAGCTTCCATTGCATGCTTTTGCCGACCAGCAAAGAGCGAGACGGCTACATCGGGCTCAAGGATTTTCGCGGCGATTTGATCCGGGCGTTCCAGGCCAAAGGCTTCATTTACGCGAGTGAGGTATGCATCTGGAAAGATCCGGTGACCGCGATGCAGCGCACGAAAGCGCTCGGGCTGCTGCACAAAACGGTGCGCGGCAATGCCTCGATGAGTCGCCAGGGAATCCCTGACTACCTCGTCACGATGCGCGCGCCGGGTGAATGCGTTGACCGGGTGACGCACGACGCAGCGGACTATCCGGTGTCGAAATGGCAGCGGATTGCACAGCCGATCTGGACCGACATTGACCCATCGGACACGCTGCAATTCAAGTCTGCGCGCGAGCACGATGACGAGCGGCATATCTGCCCCCTGCAACTCGAAGTGATCCGTCGCGGCATTGATCTGTGGACGAATCCGGGCGACGTCGTGCTTACGCCGTTTGCTGGAATCGGCAGCGAGGTTTATGTCGCGGCTGAAATGAAACGATTCGGCGTTGGCGTTGAACTGAAGGCGAGCTACTACGATCAGGCCGTGCGAAACCTTCGCCAGATGAGCGCGCAGGGGGATCTCTTTGGGGCTGCATAATGTTGACGCAGCAATGACCGCGCTGTAGTGTCTGCAAGCCGGTTCGACGCCGGCTCAAAAATCAAGGAAATTCGTGCTCAACGTCTCGCCAGATCAGCCCATCATTCGGATTCCGCTCGCGCCTTCCTTGACGCGATGCTTGATCGTCGAACGAATGGTGGGCTGTTCTGGCTGGAGGTTGCCGCATGGCCGCCAAGCCATCTAAGCGCGGAACCGCCACCGACTGCCGAATAAGCATCGGGCTAATCGGCCACCACAAAACAAAGCGACTAATCCGCAGCCTGGGAACAGACGCCGCGTGGCGCCTTGTATGTCTATTTGTTTGGGCGACCGTAAACCGACCTGACGGAGATCTGTCCGGTCTGCGGGACGACGACTTAGAGGCGGCAGTAGATTGGACTGGCGCGCGCGGCCAGCTTGTGGCTGCGCTGCTTGATTCCGGCTTCATCGATGGCGCTACAGGCGCATATCGCATACACGACTGGGCGGAGCACAACCCTTGGGCCGCCAGCGCCGGCGCTCGTTCAGATTCGGCATCAAGGGCCGCCACGAAGCGATGGGCCGATGCGAAATCATGCGGACCGCATGCGCTGCGCATGCGCGACGTACAAAAGCGCAATGCCCCATCTCCATACCCATCTCTTAACAGCGGCCTTCCAGAGCAGGCTTGTGCTCTTGATGAACTTCCTACGGAGTATTGAAAGAATGAACACCGAAAAGCTAAAAATTGCACAAATTCGCATCGATGGCGGAACCCAGCCGCGAGAGTCGATCGATCAGCAGTCCGTCACCGAGTACGCGGACGCCATGGCCGGCGGCTGCTCATTCCCCGCGCTGACCGTGT